ATGAAAGAATTAAAGGATGCCTTTGTTCTCAAAGGCTTAACAAAAAAACAAAAAGCCGTGGTTTGGTGGTTCTCAATATCGCTTTGCCTTTTGTGCAGCACGGAAGATGCCCCGATTTGGTTTTACCTTATCGAAATGGCAAGTTTTGCCGCATCCGCACATTTATTGAAGAAAATCCCAATCCCCGATTATTTCAAGGAAGATGAAGAATGATAAACATTGACCCACATACAAGAATCATTGATTTAACGGTTGGGCAGCTTATGGAATTGTTGGAAAGTGCAAAAGGCACACCCCGGCAAGCCCCCCAAGAAATCAAGGAACATCGCAAGGTGTATGGCATTGCCGGAATTGCGCAGATATTCAATTGCAGTATGACAACCGCAAACCGCATCAAACGAAGTGGGCGCATTGACAAGGCGATTACCCAACACGGGCGTATAATTGTGGTTGATGTTGAATTGGCTTTGGAACTATTTAATAACAAATAAAATTCGCAACAATGAAGAAAGTAACATTGAAGTCCTTAACCTTTGTAAACTTCAAAGGTGAAAAGGAACGGACAACGGTTTTCAATGCTGATGTTACAACCATTTCCGGCGACAATGGTCTTGGAAAATCAAGACATTTTGACGCATTCATTTGGTTGTTGTTCGGCAAAGATACCCTTGACCGTAAAGATTACGAAGTTAGAACGCGCATTGACGGAAAAGTGCTTCACGAAGTGGAGTGCAGCGTATCGGGTGTCATTTCCGTTGATGGTGAAGAAATCATCTTGAAACGTGCCTTTGTCGAAGATTGGGTAAAACCACGCGGACAGGTTGAACGTGTGTTCAAGGGCAACCATACGGAATGTTGGTGGAATGAAACCCCCGTGAAAGTCGGAGAATACACCAAGCGCATTGAAGCAATCATTGATTCATCCGTGTTCAAGATGATAACCAACCCGGCTTTCTTTGTGGGCATGGATTGGAAGTTACAACGTGAACAATTGTTCCAACTTGCCGGAACAATCACGGATGCCGAAATTGCTTCACAGAAGCCCGAATTTGCCCTTTTACTTGATAAGATAAGCGGCAAATCACTTGCAGATTTCAAAACCGAAATGGCGGCTAAAAAGAAGCGTTTGAAAGGCGAACTTGAACAAATCCAACCACGCATTGACCAAACCAATAAGATGATGCCGGAAAACGAAGATTTCCATGCCATCGAAGTTGAGATTGAACGTGCAGACAGGGAAATTGCCGACATAGACAAAGCCATTGCCGATGTTACCGCCGCAATCCGCAAGAAGTATGAGAGCGAGCAAGCGAAGCAGAACAAGGCAAACGCTTTGAAATCCGAATGCCAACAACTTGTTTTCAAGGCAAAGGAAGAAGCGCAAAACGCCGCCTTTGAAGCCAACAGCAAACGCCGTGAGTTGGAAAGCAGCATCAAGGACAAGGAACGTGAACTTGATTCCGTAAAAAAGGATATAACCAACAGGCAAGTTGAAATCGCACGTATTCACCGGGATATTGACAAACTGAAAGAAGAACAAGATTCAATCCGCAAAGAGTGGTACAAAGAGAATGAAAAGCAATACAACGGTGAAACGGTTTGCCCGCATTGTGGACAGCAGTTGCCCGAATCCATGCTTTCCCATGCCCGTGAAGTGTTCAATAAGGCACAAGCCGACAAGTGCAACGACATTACCGACAAAGGCAAAAAACTTGGTGAGAGAATCAAGGAGCATGAAGCAAAGGTTGAAAGCATCAAAGCATCAATCGAGGATTCCAAGAAGCAAAGTGAATCTTTGGGCAAGGAACTTGAAGCCCTCAAAGCATCCATTGCTGGAATCCCGGTTGTTGATGCCGCCGCCGTTGTTCCTGAAAACATCCCCGGATGGGCTGCAAAGCAAAAGGAGATTGCCGACATTGAAGCAACCATTTCAACCGACAATTCCGGGGCAGATACAACGGAATTGCAGAATCAAAAAGCCGAATGGGGCAAAACCCGTGATGGTCTGAAAGAAAGGCTTGCAAAACGTGATGCCATTGCACGTGCCGAAAAGGAGATTTCGCGCCTTGAAGAAAACGGCAAGAATTTAGCCCAACAGATTGCCGATGTTGAGCGTGAAGAATACACCGTTGAGCAGTTCACCAAAACCAAGATTGATGAATGCGAAAAGCGTATCAATGCCATGTTTAAGCACGTGGCTTTCAGATTATACGATTATACATTTGATGGAAATGCCATTGAAACGTGCATCCCGCTTGTGAAAGGTGTTCCCTATGGCAGTGCCAACACCGCCGGACAAGTCAATGCCGGGTTGGACATTATCAACACCCTTTGCCGACATTATGGCATTTGCGCCCCGATATTCATTGATGGTCGCGAAAGTGTGAACGAGATTATACCAACCGAAAGTCAGATTATAAACCTTGTTGTTACCAAAGACAACAAATTAACAATTCAATAACAATTAAATTTCGTAACAATGGAAGAAAACAAGAAAAGCGCATTTCTTTCCAAGGTGGAAGAATTTGTAAAGGAAATGCAAGAAACCGTAAGTGCAAAAGATGCCAAACGAAGCATCATTGTTCTTGCAACTGAATCGGTAGAAAGCGAGGATGCAATGAAGCAGATTATCGGTGTTGCCGGAAATGGTAAGGAACTTGTAACATCAATTGCCAAGTTCGCCAACCAAGAAGATACAAGACCGCTTTTGAAAAAGGGGCTTGAACTTTCAATGGTTGAAGCCATCGCCGAAAAATTCATGGGGGGGGGGAATGAAACGATAAGTCTAACTATTAAATCATAAACAATGAATAACGAATTACAGCCGAAAGGCAACAATGCGGTGGTTGTTTCACAACCCACCCAAGTAGGGTTCAACTTCTTTGACCCGGTGCAGTTTGACACCATGCAACGTGTATGCAAGTTGTTCGCTTCATCCGAACTTGTGCCGGATATGTATAAGGTGAGCGACAAAAACCCGATTGAAAAGGCAATGGCAAATTGCATGATTGCCATTGAGATTGCACAACGTATCGGCGCAAGCCCTTTGATGGTGATGCAAAACATGGTTCCCATCTATGGCAAGCCGTCTTGGTCAAGTAAATTCCTTGTCGCAACCGTGAACACTTGCGGGCGTTTCAATCCCTTGCAATACCGATTCACCGAAAAAGGTATGTTGGGCATGGTTGATTATACGGATTACGTTTGGGACAACGCTTCACGTTCAAAACGTGCCGTAACCAAGCAATTTGACGGCAAAAAGGTGATGGATATTGAATGTGTCGCATACACAACCGCCAAAGGTTCGGACAAGATGTTGGAAAGTTCGCCCGTTTCCATCCGCCTTGCCATTCAAGAGGGTTGGTACACCAAGAACGGTTCAAAGTGGCAGACCATGACCAAACAAATGTTGATGTACCGCGCCGCGTCATTTTGGACAAGTGCTTATGCGCCGGAACTTTCGATGGGCATGAAAACCATCGAGGAAAACCAAGACTTTCAGGATGTCGATTATCAAGAAATCAAGGACAACCCGGAGGAAGAACGCAAGGACAACGCCAACAAGGTGCAAATAAGCATGGATTTGGGAAACGGTGATGATAAGACCGTGAAAGCGGTTGTTGATACCGAAACCGGGGAAATCAAGAACGACAATCCGGCGGATGTCCCACAAGCAGAGCAAGCGCAAAAATCACCCGGTTTCTAACAATCTAAATCCGAAAGATTATGCAGTTGAAAGTATTGGGGTCGTCCTCAAAGGGCAATTGTTATTTGCTTGATAACGGCAAGGAAGCCTTGGCAATCGAATGTGGTATTTCATTCAAGGAAGTACAAAAGGCGGTTGATTTTGATGTTTCACGCATCAAAGGGGCAATCGTATCACATGAACACGGCGACCACGCCAAACACGTTGAAAACTTCATTCAAGCACACATCCCCGTATATATGTCCACCGGGACATTGCATGAGGTGATAAAGAAGTTCAAAAACCCCTATTTGTCCCCGCTTATGATGGAAGCCGGGTGTGTTGTCGAAATCGGCAATTTTAAGGTTCAAGCATTCGACACCCAACATGATGCCGCCGAACCTTTCGGATTCTTGATTTACCACCCCGAATGTGGCATGGTCTTGTTTGCCACTGATACGCATTATTTGCACTATACATTTGCAGGATTGCACAACATCTTGATTGAATGCAATTTTCGGCAAGATATTTTGGATGCCAATGTTGAATCCGGCAGATTGCCAAGTGCATTGAGAAAGCGAACCATGAAATCCCACATGGAATATGTAACGTGCCGGGAAACATTGCTTGCAAATGATTTGTCAAAGGTGAACAACATTGTGTTGATACACCTTTCCGATGGCAATTCAAACGCAAAAGAGTTCCGGCAAGGAATCATGGAAGCGACAGGCAAGACCATCCACATTGCGGAAAGTGGAATGACAATAAATTTCAATAAATCACCTTTTTAATTCAAAAGTAAAATGAAGAAGTTTTTAGTAACCAACAAGAAAACGCAAGAAATTTGCGGCAAGCCCAACGGAGATTTCGCCGTGTCAAAGAAGATTCTTTCCGGCAACAGCGTGAACCTTACAGATGTTGCCCGCTTGGTGAATGACATTAACCCCAAGCACGTGAAAGCCCTTATCGCTTTGAATGAGTTGTTCACCATTGCACAAGCATGGAACAAGGAAGATGGCTTCACCCCTGATTTCTCGGATAGAAATCAAACAAAGTGGTTTCCGTGGTTTGTATATTCCGATGATGCTGCGGGGTTCGTGTATGCGAATACGAATTTTACGGCTGCGAATGCGGCTGCGAATTTCGGTTCTCGGCTTTGCTTCAAAACATCCGCCCGCGCCCGCCAATTCGGTGAACAATTCATTGACTTGTGGAATGACTTTTTGTTGTTCAGATAACCAAATGTTTCACTATAAAACAAAATCATTATGGGAAAGTCGCTTGGTAAAGAGTACACAAACAAGATGGAACGCATTGCCTTTCTGAAAGACAATTGCGATGCTTGTGAGAATAAGGGGTACATGAAACCATACACCCCGGAAGAATTGCAGGGACACAAAGAAAATCTTGCCAACGTGTCAATTGAGATTGCCGAAATCGAAGCGGAAATGAAGCAAGTGCAAGCCGAATACAAAGGACGCTTGAAACCGCTTAAAGAATCACGGGCAAACATGGTTTCCAACATCAAGGCAAAATCGGAGTATGTGAACGAAGTATGTTACCGATTCACTGACCGGGAAGCAAGGGTAACGGAATACTACAATGATGAGGGCGACATGATAGAGAGCCGCCCGGCAACCGCTGATGAGCTGCAACCGACATTGTTTCAACCAAGAATCGTTGTCGGTGAACAGGCAAAGACAGGAACAAACAATTAACATTCAAAAGTAAACGAAAATGCAAAACGAAAAATTCCAAGTAAATCTTGCACCGAACATGGCAAAAGCCGAATTGGTGATTCGTGAGGGTGCAGCCCCCAAAGAACTTGAACCGAAAGCCCCAGTCAAAATTGATTTGTCGGGTGTTATCGGTGCGGTGGTTGAGTTTCTGACCAAGAGAATCAACGCCGGGCAATTTGAACAAAAGAATTGCCATATCCTTGTGAACCGTGAAAAGGTTGAAATCACCTTGATAACCAATGAAGCGGACGAATACACACGTGGCAAAATCGTTGGCAAATTGGGTTACAACCCCAAATTCGTTGAGTTCGGAATCAACGGCAACAAGGTGTGGACACCAACGGAACTTGGCTTGTTTATCAAGATGAACCGTGCGTTTTTCCCTGACCGTGGGGAAAACATGAAGTTGGTTTCATGCCTGATGAACTTCACCGCCAATGTGAACAACAAGATTGACCGTAATGTGAAAGAAAACGGCGACAGGACGGACAATTTCGCCCAAGTGGTCAATTCCAACTTGCCGGAATCATTCACCGTTCAAATGCCTATTTTCAAGGGTATGCAGCCGGAAACAATCGAGGTGGAAACATTCGCCCAAGTGAACGGGCGTGAAGTGTCGTTTGTATTGCTTTCCCCCGGAGCGCAAGCAACCCTTGAAGATTTGCGCGACAAGGTGATTGATGAACAATTGGAAAAGGTGCGTGAAATCGCCCCGGAAATTGCCATCATTGAAGTTTAACCCATTGCCCCCGGCTTTGCCTTGTGCCGGGTCGGGGGCTTAATTGTCGCAACAATGAATGATTTGAAAACAAAATTGGATGTCCTTGTGGAGCAATACAACACCCCGTCTTTCATTGCGAATGACCCGGTGCAGTTTCCACGGGCATACACCAAGCAACAAGACATTGAAATTGCCGCATTCCTTGCATCAACAATCGCTTGGGGCAACCGCAAGCAGATATTGACAGGATGCCGGAAGATGTTTCACGACATTATGAAAAACCGCCCTTATGAATTTGTTATGTCTGGGCAGTTCAACGATATTGACCCGACAATGAACATACACCGCACATTCTTTGGTCGGGATATGGTGTATATGTGCCGGGGATTGCAATTTGTGTGCTTGACAAGCAACACTTTGGCAATAGCATTCAGACAAGATGAAACCGTTTGGGATGGCTTTTTAAGATTGCGTGAATTGTTCGCGCAAGCGAATGGCGGCGAATACTCAAAACATCTTTCCAACCCGACACCTAACAGACACAAAGGCGGTTCACCTTGCAAAAGGTTGAATCTTATGTTGCGTTGGTTGTGTCGGCAAGATGGTATTGTGGATTTGGGCATTTGGCACAATGTGAATCCAAGCCAATTGATGATACCACTTGACACCCATGTTGCCCGCATCGGGCGGGAAATGGGCTTGATTAGCCGCAATGGGAATGACCGGGCAACGGTCGAGGAACTGACCGCCCAATTGCGTGAATTAGATAAAAGCGACCCTTGCAAGTATGATTTTGCCTTGTTCGGGCTTGGTGAATCACAAAAAAGGATGAAGCCATGAAAGAGTATTTTCCACATGATTACAATGCCCGCAATGACCCCAAGTTGCAAGAAGTATTGTGCGAACATGGGGTTGCCGGGCTTGGTGTCTTTTGGTCTATCATTGAAAGCCTATACGAGCAAGGCGGCGAATTACCCTTGACCGCTTGCAAAAGCATTGCATTTGTATTGCATACGGAAAGCAACATTGTTGAAAGTGTTGTCCATGACTTCAACTTGTTTCAGAATGATGGTGAAAAGTTTTGGTCTAATTCCGTAAATGCACGGCTAAACAAGCGCAACGACATAACCGAGAAGCGGAAACAAGCCGCTTTAAGTAGTTGGCTTTCAAGGCGTGAAAAGCAAATACAAAGCAAACCCGATGCAAAAGTAATGGATTGCAATGCAATAAAAGAAAAGAAAATAAAAGAAAAGAATAAATCTATATCTAACGATATAGAGAGGGAAAAAGCAAAAACCGTCAAACGGTTTTGCCCCCCTACATTGCAAGAAGTTCAAGCATATATTCAAGAAAAAGGGTATTCGATAGATGCGGAAGCATTCATTGCCTTTTATGAAAGCAAAGGTTGGATGGTCGGCAAGAACAAGATGAAAGATTGGCGCATGGCAATCGTAACTTGGTCGAAACGCGACAACCGCCCGGCGGCAACAAGAAGTCAAACCAACAAAAATTGCAATGACGAATGGACGTAAAGAAAACAATAACCGACAAGAACGGCAACCAAAAGGAAGTCAAGATTCAAATGCCGAGCATTGGGCAAGTCTTGAATGCCATAAACCAACGCGGGATTTTTGCCGGATTCACACGGTTTCAATACTTGCATTATGATGTTGCGGAAGCCTTGAAGATTGTTGAAGCAATCGGAAAAAGCCGAAATCCCAAGTTCGTGATTGATGATGAAAACCGCTTCACTTACGAAAATTTCATCAAATGGTGTCATTGCGACCCGACAATGCAATGTTTGAACCCCGAAACACGGGATGTTGTTCCCGGTCGCTTGAAAAGGGGTATCTATATTGCCGGAAACACAGGCACGGGGAAATCATGGTGTCTTGAAATTATGCAAGCATATTGCACCGCTTGGGGATTCAGAGTGCAATTTATTGATGATATAACACCACGTTCCCTTTGGTGGAGAATCACCCGTGCCGATGCCATTTGTGATTCTTTCGTTGAATCCGGGGACATTCACACCTTGAAGAAGTTGCCGATGTTAGGCATTCAGGATTTAGGGAGTGAGCCGCAAGAATCACTATACATGGGAAACCGTGTTGATGTTGTCCGGCAGCTTATCGAACACCGGGGCGACAAGACCGATGAAATGACCCTTATAACCTCAAATCTTAAAATCAACGGTGAAAAGTTGGTGAACAGGTACGGCGACCGGGTGGCAAGTCGATTGGTTGAAATGTGTAATTACTTTGAAATCAAAGGAAAAGACAGAAGAAAAATGTAAAATTTAATGATATGATAACAAAAGAAACAGCAAGGCAAATTTATAATTGCCATCAACAATTGGAAGAAATTGCCAATATCAAGGAAGATATGCGCAATGAGGTTGAAAGGGTGCGGGAGCAAGAAAAGAAAGATGACCGCCCGATTTCCGAAAGGGATTGCAGCTTTGGGAAATATGGGAAAGGTATGCAATTGGGCGTTCCCAATGACATTTCTTCTTCAATGCGGATTTTCAATATATCACCCGAAATTGCAATTAAGGTGATGGATGAACAAGAAGAAGCCTTGAAAAGGAAATTGAATGAATTGGAAGCAATCGCAAAAATCGAATTGGGGTTATGAGCAGAGAAGAATTGAAAACGCAACTTGGTGATGATTTATGCAATTATTGCCCTTGGAAAAATGGTGAAATTGACCATCAATGTGATTCGTTGTGCGAGGGTACATATTGCGATGATGCTTTTGAAGCATTCATGGATGAAAACCAAGGATATTTTGATGATGATGCGGAATAAGTAACTAATAATAAACTATATAACAATGAACGGCATTATTCAACAAAATGTGGTCTATAAGACTAACAGGGGAACGCCCGTGACGGATTCCGTCAAGGTGGCGCAAGTGTTCGGAAAACAGCATAAGAACATTATGCAGTCAATCCGCAACATCTTGGGGTCGGCTGAAAATTCAGCCCACCAAAAATGGTTTTGTGAATCAATGTACTATGATGCGCAAAACAAACCACGCCCGATGTTTTTAATGAATCGGGACGGATTTTCATTGCTTGCAATGGGTCTGACAGGTGCAAAGGCAATGCAATTCAAGGTTGGATTCATTGAACAATTCAATGCAATGGAACGGATTGTTCAGGAAGTGAAGCAAGCAACCCCGGCTATTCCACAAACATTTGCGGAAGCCTTACGCCTTGCAGCTTCACAAGCGGAACAAATCGAGCGGCAGCAAAAGCAGATTGAAGCGGAAAGACCCCGTGTTTTGTTCTCGCAAGCGGTTGAAACGGCGAAACAATCGGTATTGATTGGAGAGTTGGCAAAAATCATTTGCCAAAACGGTGTTCCGACCGGGGAAAAGCGGCTTTTCGCTTGGATGCGTGAAAACGGCTATTTGTGCCAATATGGGGAGAGGTACAACCAACCCACACAAAAGGCAATGGAAATGGGCTTGTTTGAAATGAAGAAAACCACCATCCAAAAGGCAAACGGTGAAACAATGGTATCAACAACCACGAAAGTAACGGGCAAAGGTCAAGTCTATTTCGTGAACAAGTTTCTATATAATAACCAAAAATCAAATACATAGAGAATGAAAATTTATATATCCGGCAAGATTACAGGCTTGCCACGACAAGAAACACGGCAAAAGTTCGCCGATGCACAAGCCTTGCTTGATGAAATCGGTTTTGAAGCCGTGAACCCGATGGAAAAGGGAATGTCCGATGATGCACCTTGGGAACAACACATGGTCAAGGACATTGAAATGCTTTTCAAGTGTGATGCCATCTACATGATGGACAATTGGACAGATTCAAAGGGGGCGCAAATTGAATACGACATTGCAAACCGCCTTGGAAAAGATGTGTGGTTTGAATCCAACGTGCGCCGGGAAAACAAAGAGGTGATGCGGATTCAGAATGCAATCCATGAAGTTACCGGGATGCGTTTTGGTGAATATATCACAAAATCGCGCAAACGTGATGGGTTCTATTCACGCATGATTTTCGTGTACCATTGTCGCAAGGCGAAAATGAAATTGACACAGATTGCCAAGTTCGTTCACCGCGACCATTCTTCAATGCTTCACTTATTGAACAAGTATGAAGATGATTTCAGATTTAACCCCCAATTCCGAGAATTGGCAACACGTGTAAATGATATATTAAATAAAACAAGCTAATGAAACACAAATTTGATTACCGTTGGAATTTAGCGGATGCCAACTTCACGAAAGACAAAGGCACGGTCTTTTCGTGTTTCGCTTGTGGGGGGGCAGTTCGATGGGTTACAAACTTGCCGGGTTTGATGTTATCGGTTGCAATGAGATAGACCACCGCATGATGTACGCATATTGTCAGAATCACAACCCGCGTTTCCCTTTCCTTGAACCGATACAAGAGTTCAAGACAAAGGAAGATTTGCCGCCCGAATTGTTCAACCTTGACATTTTGGACGGGTCGCCGCCTTGTTCCACATTCAGCATGGCGGGAAGCCGGGAAGATGCTTGGGGCAAGATGAAGCACTTTCGAGAGGGACAGGCGGAACAAGTGTTGGACACGTTGTTTTTTGACTTCATTGACCTTGCAAAGAGATTGCAACCGAAAGTGGTTGTGGCTGAAAACGTGAAAGGCTTGTTGCTTGGTGAAGCAAAGCAATATGTGCGCCGCATACATGAATCATTCGATGATGCCGGGTATTATTGCCAACATTGGTTGCTTGATGCGCAAAGAATGGGTGTTCCGCAACGGCGTGAACGTGTGTTCTTTGTATGCTTGCGAAAAGATTTGATTGACAAAGTACCATGCCAACGTGATTTGTTTGATGCTTATCCATACTTGGATATGGATTTCAAGGAAGAGCCGATAATGTTTGGTGAATGTGCGGATTTCAAAGGGCGTGAAGCAAAATCAAAGGTTATCCGCCTATTGTGGGAGAATCGCCAACATGGGGACTTGAACCAAGGAGCGGCAAATGAACGGTTGTATGGCAAAGGAAGCAATTTCAATCAAACTTATGTGTACTTGGATAGGATATGCCCCACCCTTGCAAGCAAGGAATCATGCTTGATTCACTTTGAGCAACCCCGGTTCTTGGGTGCAAGTGAAGTTTGTTGTATATCGAGTTTCCCACAAGATTACAACTTTGCCGGACAAAGTCCCCAATACATTTGCGGAATGTCCGTGCCGCCCGTGATGATGGCACAAGTTGCGTCCCGGATTTATGAACAATGGTTATCAAAAATATAAGAAACAATGAATGCAAGACAATTTTTCGACAAAGTGGTTGAAATGCGCCGACTGCAAAAGGAGTATTTCAAGACCCGCAGCCATTTGACCCTTGAAAAATCCAAGGCGATAGAAAAGGAAATCGACAAGGAAATAAAGAGGGTGCAAGATATTGAGGCAGTCAATAAACCGCCCGAACCAAATCTTTTTAATCAATGATTGTATTACTATAAAACAAAACAACAATGAAACTATTATTTTTTGACCTTGAAACAACCGGGACAAATCCCGGTAGAAACGGAATCCATCAAATTAGCGGTTCAATCGTGATTGACGGCAAACACATTCAGGATTTCGACTTTCATGTGCAGCCGAACCCCAAGGCAATAATCGAGGATGAAGCCTTGAAAGTTGCCGGGGTAACACGTGAACAAATCCTTGCTTATCCCCCGATGGGGCAAGTGTATTCCGAATTTGTGGCAATGCTTGCAAAGTATGTGGACAAGTACAACAAGAAAGACAAGTTCTTTTTGGTTGGCTACAACAACGCCGCATTTGATAATCAATTTTTGCGTGGGTTCTTTCTGCAAAACGGTGATGTCTATTTCGGCAGTTGGTTTTGGGCAAATTCCATTGATGTGATGGTTCTTGCATCCGCATACCTTGCAAACCGCCGCCCCGAAATGGAAAACTTCAAGTTGTCCACCGTTGCAAAGTTCTTGGGCGTGTCCGTGTCCGATGATTCTTTGCATAATGCACTTTATGATATTGAATTGACACGGGCGGTTTATGACATTGTGAAGCGATGAACAAGGTTGAATTATTCAATGACCATTTCCAAAACTTCAAGGTTTATGGAATCCCCAAGGCACAATTGATTATTGCCGACCCGCCTTATAACTTGGGCGTGAATGCTTATGCAAGCAATCCATCATGGTATGTGGATGGCGACAATACAAAGGGAGAATCCGCCAAAGCCGGAAAGAAATTTTTCGACACTGACAAGGATTTTCGCCCGGCGGAATTTATGCACTTTTGTTCCCAAATGCTTATCAAAGAGCCAAAGGAAGCCGGGAAAGCCCCTTGCATGATTGTGTTTTGCGAGTTTGAACAACAATTCAAATACATTGAGTTGGGCAAGAAATACGGTTTCAACCATTACATCAACCTTGTGTTCCGCAAGAACTTTTCCGCACAAGTGCTGAAAGCCAACATGAAAGTTGTTGGAAATTGCGAATACGGTGTTTTGTTGTACCGCGACAAGTTGCCAAAATTCAATAATGGGGGGGGGCAATGGTGTTCAATTGCATTGATTGGGTAAGGGATAATAAAACCCCAAAAGTGCATCCGACACAAAAGCCCGTCCCGTTGCTTGAATATCTGATTCGCATTTTCACAGACCCCGGCGATGTGGTGATTGACCCGACCGCCGGAAGTGGAACAACCTTGTACGCGGCAAGAAACCTTGACCGCCGAGCATACGGATTTGAGATAAAGAAAGAATTTTTCAAAGCGGCAAACGAACAAATACTTTCGTTACCCGTTCAACCAAGATTATTTTTATAGACATGAACTACCACGAATTAAAAGACAAAGCACATTCCAACGCCGTGAATCATGGCTTTTGGAAAGAAAGACAGAGCAACGAACATTGTTTGATGCTTGTTATCACCGAGGTTGCCGAATTAGTGGAAGCCGACCGAAAGGGTGATAAAGCCGGATATGGTACAAAATTACTTGTGAAACAAGATTTGGATGCCGGAGAATCTTTTGAAGATGTTTTTGTTTCGCACATCAAAAACACCGTTGAAGATGAATTTGCCGACATTGCCATTCGGCTTTTAGACCTTGCCGGGGCTTTGGGCGTTGATTTCGACAAGATGCAGCCATGCCGATATTTCCGTGCTTATGACAAATTCAGCTTCACGGAAAACGCATTTGCCTTGTGCAAGGGATTGTCCCGTGATGTCATTGGTGTTGAAAAGCGCATTCAATTCGGCTTGCATTATGTAGAGAATTGGACAAAGACTTTGGGAATTGATTTGTCTTGGCATATCAAGCAGAAAATGAGGTACAACGAAAACCGCCCGTCCATGCACAATAAGAAGTATTAACAAGCAAATGCAATGCACTTGCATAACAAATGAATTACAAATGAAACGTGTTAAGATAACGGAAGATGGCTTTGTTTGGCACGTTCTGACAGAAGCGGAAGCCAAACAAGCATTGGGCAAAGTGGAAGTGTTCGCCTTGTATGATGATGATTCCGAGGGCGCAATTGAGAGTGAATCAGAAATAGAAGCCCATATTCGCCGGGGTGGTTATGTTGGCATTGAAGTGGGATTCATAGATGATAATCAAAATTAAAATCAAAAAACAATGTTACAATGTGAAGTTATCGGCAATATCAGGAACGATGCCGAAATTAAGGATTTCAGCGGCAAAAAGTATGTGTCTTTCAATGTCGCACATTCAGAGAGAAGAAAAGATGCCAACGGCACAACGGTTGAATCGACAACGTGGGTTTCCGTCTTGTGGTATGGTGATGGCGGCGGTCTTACTCAATACCTCAAACGGGGATGCAAAGTGTTCGTCCGTGGTCGCTTGTCGGTGAAGTCTTATCAAGACAGGAACGGCAACACACAAGTTGCGGTCAATGTGAATGCAAGTGAAGTGAACTTGTGCGGTCTGAAAGGTGAACAAGCAGCCGGGGCAAGTCCGGCAGCACAACAACCATCCGCGTCGACACAACAAAATGATGATTTGCCTTTTTGATTCCTGATGCCTTATGAAATATCAAAATGTGATTGGCATTGACCCGGACATTGACAAATCGGGTGTTGCTCACCTCAATGTCAAAGATAGGACATTGGAGGTTTCAACCTTGCCATTTGCCCGGTTGGTGGATTATTTCGACCATGTTGTTGCAAGAAGCAAGGAAACCGGGCAAAGTGTGATTGTGGTTGTTGAAGCATCATGGATGATGAAAAGCAATTGGCACTTGAAGTTCGGTTCGCGCAAGGAATATGCCGCCGCAACAGGCTACAAGGTTGGGCAAAACCATCAAACGGGCAAGTTGATTTGCGAAATGGCACGTGCAAAGGGGCTTGAAGTGCTGGAACACGCCCCGTTGCGCAAGTGTTGGAAAGGCAAAGACGGCAAGATTACGGCGGATGAACTGAAACAGATAACCGGGTTAATTGGCAGGACAAACCAAGAATCGAGGGATGCAGCATTGCTTGCTTGGTCTTATGCCAACTTGCCCATCCGATTGAAGTGTTTATAACTTTAGTGTATCTTTTTGGCTTAAAGGGTGTATTATTGTGATACACCCTTTAACTTTGCATTTGCATTACAAATGAATCGCAAAAAGATATGAAACCAATTGATTTTCCGCAATCCACAAAGGTATTGCAAAGACCGTCCACAATGACGGAACAAGAATGTCAGTCGTTGCACGTGTGGAACGATGGCAAACAATGCGTTTCTTGTTGGAAGTTGTCTTTCAAGGAGCGCATGAATGTGTTATTTAACGGCAAAGTGTGGTTGGGGGTGTTATCCGGCAAGACACAACCTCCCGTTTTCCTTTCCGGAGAATGTGTATTTGAGAAAGCCCCGATTAAAGAGCGTTTGAGGGCTTTTTTTGCCGAAGCAAAGGAAAGTATCATTGAAGCCTTTGAAAGTGTCAGAGAAGCCGCCAAACAACCCGACAAACGCCAACATTTCATTGTTGGTGCTTTGATTGCTTTTCTTGTCGGTGTTTTGGTTGCCCCGTGGGTCGGTTTTATCGCCGGATGTCTTGCGGCAATTCTCAAAGAATGGTGGGATTCAAAAGGGCATGGCACGGTTGAAGTTATGGATGCACTTTTCACAATCCTTGGTGCGGCATTCGGTGCGCTTTTCGCAATCTTGGTGATTTGGTTGTTTCACGCAATGTTTCCGATGCTATGGCAAAGATGATTGAAACGAGGATTGAAAACCTTATCCCGGACAACAAGAATTTCAACAAGGGTACACAATTCGGTGAACACCTTATGGATGAATCCTTGCGCAAGTTCGGGCTTGGTCGTTCAATCCTTATTGACAAGAACAACCGTATCATTGCCGGAAACAAAACAGCGGAGAAAGCCGCCGACATTGGCTTTGACAATGTGATAATTGTTGAAACCGATGGCAATTCACTTGTGGCGGTCAAGCGCAAGGATATTGATTTGGATTCGGCAAAGGGTCGTGAACTTGCACTTGCAGACAACGCGACAAGCAAAGCCAACCTTTGCTTTGATACCGATTTAATCATGCAGGAAGCGGAAAAATTCGACTTTGACCCCGAAGATTGGGGTGTTCCCATTGAAGAAGAAGCCGAAGCGGAAAGCGACAACGCCGATGGTGGTAAAAAGGTGATTGACACACGTTTAATCGTTGAATGTGGGGATGTAACCAAATTGTCATTGTTATTCAGCGAGTTACAAGACCGAGGGTTTAAGTGTGAATTGAAAGAATAGTTATAAATGTAACAAAATCAACTCTAAAAAGGAGATTGAAGCATGGCAAAGTTCAGTAAAAAAACGGTGGACAAGATTGTTGGGCTTGTGAAGTCCGACACATACACCATTGCCGAGGTTTGCCGCCAAGTAGGAATAACACCGAAAACATATCACGCATGGGTCAATGATTACCCCGACTTTGCCGATGCCATTGCACAGGCAAAGGAAGAACGAATGCAATTGATGGTGATTGAAGCAAAGAAATCCTTGATGAAGAAGATTCAGGGGTACGATGTAACCGAAACCAAGGTTGTAACCGTCCCCGGAAGCAAAAAGGATGAGAGGGGCAACCCCAAGCCGATAATCAAGGAGCAAACCACCACCAAGAAGCACATTCAACCCGACACGGCGGCAATCATATTCACATTGACAAACGGCGACCCGGAGCATTGGCGCAACAGGCAGTCCACCGAGGTAACGGGAAAGGATGGCAAGGATTTGTTTGCCAACAAGACAGATGAAGAATTGGACAAGGAAATTGAGGAACTGAAAAGGAAGTTGGAGTGATGCAAAAGAGGGCGGACAAGATAAGACTATACAAGGCGATGAAAGAACGGCTTACACGTGAAAGTCGTTCCGATTTGTTGCGTTTTACCCTTTCCACGATGCCCACGTTTCGCCCGGCAGACTTTCACCGCCGATATTACCAAGTATTGACCGACTTTGCCCACGGCAACATTCGCAAACTTATGGTCTTTATGCCCCCGCAGCACGGCAAAAGCGAGGGTTCAACACGAAGATTGCCCGCTTTCATCCTTGGGGACAACCCGGAAAAGAAAGTGGCGATTGTGTCTTATAATGCGCCCAAAGCACGAAAGTTCAACCGCGAAATCCAAAGAATCATTGATTCCGAGGAATACCACGACATATTCCCCGAAACATCCTTGAATGCAAGCAATGTTACAACCGTTGCCGGGTCATGGTTGCGCAATGCCGATGAATGCGAGATTGTAGGACACCGGGGCGGATTCAAAACCGTTGGTGTGGGTGGTGCATTGACGGGTGAACCCGTTGATGTGCTGATTATGGATGATATTTACAAGGATGCGAAAACGGCATGGTCGCCGATAGTCCGTGAATCCGTTTCCGATTGGTACGATACGGTTGCAGAAACCCGACTTCATAATGATTCCCAACAATTGATTGTCTTTACACGATGGCATGAAGATGATTTGGCGGGAACACTATTGCGGCAACAAGGCACATACGACAAGGACACAAACCCGAATGGGTGGGTTGTCGTTGTTTACAAGGCTATCAAAGAGGGTGCGCCCACGGACTATGACCCAAGACAAGAGGGTGAACCCCTTTGGGCGGAAAGGCACAATCTTGACAAGCTGCAATCCATCCGCAAGCGCAATCCACAAGTCTTTGAATCCTTGTACCAACAAGACCCACAACCAAGCGAGGGTCTTATGTACGAAAGCGGCTTTTCGGAATATATCACACGCCCGGCAACAATGCGATGCAGGCGCAAAGCATACGTGGACACCGCCGACACGGGTACGGACTATCTTTGTGCAATTATCTATGATGAAACGGAAATTGCCAACTACATTGTTGATGTGCTTTACACGGCAAGGGCAATGGAGTACACCGAACCCGCCCTTGCAAAGATGCTTTCCAAACACAATGTTGCCGAATGCGTTGTGGAATCGAACAATGGCGGTCGTGGATTTGCCCGGAACGTGGAAAAGCAATGCCGGATAATGGGAAACAACAAAACAACATTCAAGTGGTTTGCCCAAACCGACAACAAGGATGTCCGCATTTTCAGCAATTCCGCAACCGTTCAGAACCTCACTATCATGCCGCAAGGTTGGAAACGCCTATTCCCTGAATTTGCGAATGCCATTTGTGGCTATCTGAAAGCCGGAAAGAACGCCCATGATGATGCGCCGGATGCTTTAACGGGAACAATCGAGCGCAGACCAAGGCGCAACAAGTCCGATGTGGCAAGTCTTTTTGGGTAGAAATATGTATCACTATAAAACAAATAAATTATGACGATTGAAGAAATTTTGAAATTGGCAAGGGAAAACAAGGGCAATGATGCCATTCCCGAATTGAAATCCCATCGTTATATCGCGCAGCCGGACACGGAAGCCGCAAACAAGGCTTTGAATCCCAAGTTGCATGATATTAACAACCCCGTCTTGCGCCCTGACAAGCGAGTGAAAACAACGGATGATGCACAAGGTGAATCGGCGCAAAAGGTGATTGACACCAACGGCGAAAGCACGAATTTCCGCACGGTCAAAGTGGCACGTGTTGCAATCGCGCTTCAAAAACTGATTATTTCCCGTGCCGTGTCGTTTTGTTTCGGCAATGCGCCGGAGTACAACAATACCCCGGAGAATGAGAAGCAAGAAATGATTGTTAAGGCATTGAACCGCATTCTTTACGATGTCAAAAGCAAGTCTTTGAACCGCAAAATCGGGCGGTCTATATTCGGTTTCAAGGAATGTGCGGAGTATTGGCACACGGTGAAAAAAGAGAAGAAGCACACCAAATACGGATTCCCGACCAACCACAAGATGCGTTGCACCTTGTTTTCCCCGGCTTATGGTGATACCCTTTACCCGTTCTTTGACGAAACCGGGGACATGGTGGCGTTTTCACGTGCTTTCAGCCGTAAGGACAGCAAGGACAATGCGGTTGATTACTTTGAAACATTCACGGACAAGGAACATTGGTTGTGGATGAACGGAAACAACGGATATGAAGTTGTACCCGGTTATCCCAAACCCGTTGCCATTGGCAAGATTCCAGTTATCTATGGACACCAACCGAAGTTTGAAACCGAAGATGTGGATGCCCTGATTGATAGATTGGAAACCTTGCTTTCCAACTTTGCCGACACCAACGACTATCACGCAAGCCCGAAAATCTTTGTTACCGGGCAAATCAATGGTTGGGCAAAGAAAGGCGATTCCGGCGCAGTCATTGAGGGAGAGGATGGCGCAACCATGCAATATGTGTCATGGCAGCAAGCCCCGGAAGCGGTTAAGTTGGAGATTGAAACCCTTTTGAAACTGATTTATACAATCACGCAGACACCCGATATTTCCTTTGATTCGGTCAAGGGGCTTGGGGCGATTTCCGGGGTTGCGTTGAAGTTGCTTTTCATGGATGCGCACTTGAAAGTTCAAGATAAGTGCGAAATCTTTGATGAATACTTGCAACGCCGTGTGAACGTGATTCTTGCTTATATCGGCATGATGAACACCACACTTGAAGAAGAATGCGACCAAGTAGAGATTGAACCCGAAATTGTGCCGTACATGATTACAAGTGATTTGGATGATTTGAATTATTGGCTAACCGCCAACGGCAACAAGCCCGTGATTTCACAAGAAGAATCGGTTGAGCGTGTCGGATTGTCCAAAGACCCGACCAAGACAATAGAGAAACTTAAATCGGAGCAATCCGCTGAAAATTCATTTATGATTGGTGAACCTCAAATTGATGTCGATGCGTAAGATTCTATTTGCAATAATGATGGTGTTGTTCCTTGCAGGATGTGAGGAAAGCCCGGTAAAAGGGTATGTTGTTGGTAAAAGGTTTATCCCGGCACATACCACCACGCAATATAATGTCGTATTGAAAAGACCTACAACAACCCACCATTCCGATGAATGGGTTGTGTGGGTCGCTGATTCATGCCATATCCACCGCGTACACGTTGATAAAAGCACGTTTGAACGCTTGAATCATGGTGAATATGTAACATCAAAAGGAACGTACTATGGCAAAGAAGAAAGCAATTGAAAAGACAAAGTACCATTGCCGTGATTGTGCGCATTCATACGATTGGCACGAAATAGGGGCAAACGGCAAGCCATTCATGTGCCGTTGCCCTTATTACACCGATGGCAAGTATTGCCGTTTCTTGTCAGACCCTCAATGTGAACACTTCAAAATCCGTCAATAATGGCAAAGCGACAAAAGACAACCCGGTTTTCGATACAGGCATTCGACAATGCCCATTACAGGACAACGGAACAATATGCACGTGCCGTTGATGCGTTGTTTGATGTAGCGACAAAGGAAATATCCCAAGCCGCCGCAAGGGGTAAGATTGACCCCGACAAGCCCTTTTCCTTTGATGATTACCCTAAAATAAAAGGGGTGATGCAAGATGTTACCATACAACTTGCCGACCGTCTGACAACCACAATTGAAACCGGGTCAAAGAAACAATGGTTGTTCGCTTGCAAAAAGAATGATGGCTTCATTGCATCCATATTCAACACAAGCAAGTTGAGCAAGGCGCGGTTGAACAAGATGCAAGACCGCAACTTGGATGCTTTGCAAGCCTTTCAGGGGCGCAAGGTTGAGGGGTTGAACCTTTCGGAACGTGTTTGGAAGTACGTTGGGCAATACCGGGAACAGATGGAAACCGCCCTTGATGCAGGATTGGGCGAGGGTCGCAGCGCACAACAATTGGCAAGGGATGTCAAGCAGAACTTGAAAGACCCGAACCGATTGTTCCGCCGTGTCCGTGATAAGCGCGGCAACCTTGTGTTGTCAAAGGCTGCAAGGGCTTTCCATCCCGGACGGGGTGTTTATCGGTCAAGCGTGAAGAATGCCCAAAGGCTTACCCGTTCAGAAATCAACATGGCTTATCGTGAAAGTGATTGGCAAAGGTGGCAATCGCTTGATTTTGTCGTTGGCTATGAGATTGTAAGAAGCAACCATGAACCGTTGTGCGAATGTGATATTTGCGCCCGTCTTGTTGGCAGATACCCCAAAACATTCAAGTTTATTGGGTGGCATCCACAATGTATGTGTTATGCAATCCCTATTCTGATGGATGAAGAAACCTTTGATGATAATGAGTTGGGCGACCTCAAAGCGGCATTGCGTGGTACAACCTACAAGCACAAGCAAGCGGCAAACACCGTTACCGATGTGCCGGACAGCTTCAAAGTGTGGGTGAAAGACCATATCGAAGCGCAAAAGGGTTGGAGTTCCACCCCCTATTTTATCCGGGACAACTTCAAGAATGGTGATTTGTCCAAGGGATTGAAGATTGCATTGCCAACCGTTCAACAAGTGGATGTGTTGGCGGCATATCGAAGTCAGATTGTAGAAGCAAGGGCAAATGCAACCAAGTGGGGTTTATCGGTTCAACTCAATATGCTTGATTCACGTGTTACCAACAAGGATGTCGCCGGGCTTCAATCAACCCTTGCTACAATCAAAAGTAAGACCGCCCAAATGGAAAAGATGGATGCGGAAATTCACGCCAAGTGTTCGGATTGGGGCTTGAACACTTATGCCCTTGATTCAGCAATGAACACCCATGATTCCAAGCAGATATTACAAGCAATATCGGAATTGGAAGATAGGGTGAAAGCAGCCGAAAAGGATTATAAGGGCTACATAAGCCAAGCCAGGCAAGCAATCAAGGATGCAAACAAAGCCAAGATTGATGCAATGGATGTAACAAATGACCTTGCCGCAATCTTGGGCGACAAACGCGAATGGATTATGGCAAAGGCGAATATCAAAAAACGGTTGAATGATTTGTTGGACAAGATAAGTGCGACAAAGCCACAATCAAGCGTTTCAAGACAAATGCCCGATGATTTGAAAGCAAAATCAACCTATTTGAACGGAGAAGATTATACCTTTGCAAAAGATTTCTTTGATTTGATTGACCCCAACAAGCCAATCCGCCTTGAAATTTTGGATTCTGACACGGGTTCTTGGTCGTCATTTATTGGTGATAAAGTACATATTGCGGGTAAAAAACGCGGTAAGTCAAGCCCTTGGGAATGCAAGTCCGTTATCTATCACGAATATGGACATTGTATTGATGCACAACGTGGTTTGTGGCAGGATGCGAAATTGATAGCGATGCGCAATGCACAAATTAAGATGCTGAAAAAGAAAGGTGAATACACGCTTTATGAACGCAAATGGAATCACGAAAGCGGCGGTTGGTATTACGAGAGAACCAAACTGACAATGACAATGGTTGAATACGTTGATAAAAAACTTGTTGCATTGGTGGAAAAAATCGCATGGATGAAAGATGATGTATTTATAAAGCGAGGAATCACGAAAGCCGATGTTATAGAACAAATCGGAAGTACCCGCGACACGATAAAATCACTTGTTGTTAAGTACGGAAGTGGACACACAACATCATATTTTAGAAAAACAAGAATGAAAGAAACGGAATATCTTGCCCATGCCTTTGAAAATGCTTTCTTGGGCAACCGAGTGTTCCAAAAGTATTTACCAACCATTTATGCGGAAATGGTGGCTTATATAAAGGCATTGAAGCCAATAAAGTAACAATATAAAAGATAACGAAATGAAAATTGACATTAAGAAGTTGAAAGGTATTGATTTGTATTATTACCTAACAAGTGATGAATTTTCGGATAAAGAGTATTCCGAAACGGTTTCTTTGCTGATGTATGCAAAGCCCAATAAGGATGAAGCCTTGAAGTTGCTTGAAGAAGTGGTGAAACACGACAAACGCCTTGTTGCTGTTTATCCCGGTAATGGTGAAGTTGCGCCAAAAGGTGCGGAATTGGTCGGCGACATTCCCGATGGTGCTTTGTATGTTTTATGAAGAAAAAGGGTTGCTTGTGTCGGCAACCCTTTTTCTTTCATTCATCATCTTGGTACATTTCGATTCGTTTTCTTTCGATGGATAATACCCTTGCGGATGATGCACTTTTTGTTCTGATACGGCTTTTCTTCTGTTATGCCGTATGCCCACAACCGAGCCTTTGACACCCCCAAATCTTGCGGGGTGAATTGGTCAAAGATGGCGGATATTGAACCGAAATATCGGTGCAATGCGCCCTCCAAACACACGTGATATATTGTATTGCCATTCATACACTTTGTTTTTTAGGTATGCCCAAAGCATCAAAAAGTAAAGTTTGAAAGAATTGTTCGGCTTTTTATTTGCAAACTAAATCCTTTGTGTAAAGTCAAACCATTCACGGGGCGAATTGACCGCCGCTTTCTTCACCTTTCGATAAAAGGCTTTGTTCAGTTTGCGCAACCTTGCCAACGCTTCATGCGGTTGCCAATGAAAGTTCGGCATGACTTCATTGTTTGCCATGTAGATGCCGCCTTGTTTTGGCTCAAAGTGTGCAAAGGCAACCAAGCGTCCATCCTTGACAAAAACGACCTCCGAAACGGCTTTATTTGCCTTGTCGTGTGATGTCAAACGCTTGCAGCCCGTGTAATACTCCACAATCTTGCGTTGTTGTTCCATTGCGGCTTTAACCTTTTCTTGCTGATTGTGCCGGAACTCACGCAGATTCTTTGCAACAGTCTTTCGGTATTCCGCAACATTGATTGGGTCTTTCCCGGTTGCCATATCATACGGCAACAATCCATCCGCAAACATCTTGACCGCACGGGCAAAGTTTTCTTTGTCCACAACCTTTGTTTCAAGTTCGTTCAGGAACTCCACCGATAACCCATATTGGGTTGAAAGTTCTTCAATACTCTTTTTTTTCATACAAAAGTAACTATTTTATTTAATATAACAATCGAAACAATAAATTATTTTTCATTTTCTAATTATTATTGATACCGACAACATAAAGACAATTTTTGCCCGGTAGCAGCTTATCAACGGCAATGAGTGTTGCCCCGGTGGTCAAAATATCGTCAAACACAATCACGTTATTTTCCTTGATGTCGGCATTCAGGATGAATGTTGGATTGATTCTTTGCCGCGTCTTTGCGCTGATGGCTTCTTGGTAGAACGGAATTTGAAGTTCTTTGGCAATGGCAGCACATACAGATTCGGCAAAATTCATTTCCTTGTGCCGTCTTTTCGGTGTTGTCAGAATTGCCCAATCGCTTTTGCACCTCAAACCGATAACACGATGAATCACATTCAAGGCAGCATCAACGAACAAGCGCACATTTGAGAAATCCGACTTGATTTGTGAAAGCGGATAACCTTGTTCGCTTTTCTTAAAGCATGACACAAAGGAAAAGTTTTGCTTGGGATGCCAACAAATGCAATCTTTGAGGTCGCAAAGGCTTTCTTTTGATTCCTTTGAAGTGTTCCACCCGGCACGTTTCTTTTCTTCTTGTGGGGCTTCAAATTCGGGGATGTCAATTGCCCATTCTTGAAGTTCCAACGTGTCCCATGATGCCGTTAATGCCTGATAATCCCAATCCCCAAAATCGCCGTTGTCCTTGATGATGTAGTTCCGCAGTTTATCAACCGGGGTGTCTTGGGGAATGATGATGCAAGGAACATCCGTGTAACCAAGCCGATTCAAGGCTTGCAAGCGCATATTGCCGCCGATGGTGATATACTTGCCGCTCTCGATGGGATAAACAAGCAAACCACGCAATTGCAACATTTCCGGGTCTTGTTTGATTGATTCAACCAACTTGTCAAGTTTGGTGGGGTTGGTAATACGCGGATTTGGGGGCAAGCCCGGAACTTGCCCCGTGTTATTCTCAATCCGCGTGATGGGAATGTTTGTTGTATTCATATTGTAATGATTAAAGTTGTAACACCTTTTTTGTTGGCATAATCAATGGTGTATTTCGTGCCTTTTGAAGTGCCATTCCAAAAGGCAACAACCATATCCGCATTATCCACGATTTCACGGTTGCGGATGAATGTTGCACCGCGCCCGTTCTTTGCATAATTCGGGCGGATTTCAACCAATTCAAGCCCGTGGGCGGTTGCATATTCGGCGGCAAGGGAATCAATGCCCTTTGCACCACCCGAAATGATTGTATCACCACTTTGTATGTTGATGCGTTTTTCTAATTCTTTGGCAAAATTGATATTGCCCGGCTCACGTGAACCAACGATTGCTATTTTCATACTTGTATGTTTTATAGTAATACACTTAATTGACAACAAATAGGGTGTTCGCTTGATTTCAAGCGATGCCCGGCGAGAATCAACAAGGCTTCATTCATTCGGAAAGAACGTGCGATTGTTCCGGGTGTTCCATGATTAACGGTTGGCGACCAATATGTGAAACATACGCCCGAATCATCCGAATAAAATTCAATTGAACTTGCCTTGCCATTGTTAAGGGCTTCGATGGTTTCATTGATACGAAGTTGGCTTTGATAATCCAACTTTTCAATTGCTTCTTTGATACTCTGATTCATTGTTGCGAAATTTATAGGGTTAAGGGCGCATTAAAAATCACACGCCCAAGAATATGTTTGTTTCAGATTGTCAAGTGCCTTTTCGGTTACATAATATACACAACCGCCACAATTTGCACGTGATATTGAACGGTTGCATTTCAGTTCAACGGGCTTGTTGAAGCTGATTGCATAACGGTTGCCGCATGACAGAATCAAGAAATCAACCATTGCTTTGTTTTCATCAACCGATGTTGGTTTATACTCACCACGGGGAATGAACTTTTCTTCATCCATGAAATAGCCTTTTACTTGTTTTGTTTCCATTGTTTTGATGTATTTGTGGGGCGGTTGCCCGCCCCGTGGTTGTTATTTGCAAAGTTGGTTCAAGTAGAAATCACGAAACTTGGTAAATTGTTCGCCGGATGGCTCGCCTTGGTTGATTACACGGCAAAGGGTTGTTGCGATTGTCATTTTGAGGGTTTCAAGTTCCTTTTTTGTCCATTCCTCACGTTCTTTGCGTGTTTGGTATTCCGGGAAAAGGACTTTGAATTGTTCATCCGTGCAGAACATTCCCGACATAACCTTTTCAAGTTTTTCTTGTTCGCCGACAATCTCAATAACCTTTTCGGTTTCAAGATTCACATTGAATGCCTTGCGGATGAAGTTCAAGTGAAGTTCGGCATACTCGTTTTTGTAAATTCTCAAAGAATAATCCATTGTTGCGAAAGTTTTATTTGTTATTACTCTTGTGTTTTATAGTAACACACTGCAAAGGTAATAGTTTTATTTAATATAACAAACTTTTTCGGTGAAAAAATGCGTTTGCAATGCAAAAATGTGGATAAGTTAAGCATAAGTGCATGGATTTTCTTGTGTGTTTTACTATAAAACACTATAATTTTGTCAAAGATTTGATTTGTAACACATAAAACATTTGAACATGAGAGAAACAATTTTGGCATTACTGATTGCAAAGTTTTCAGGCGTGCGAAAAGATGTCCTTAACCACATGGCACGCGCTTTTGCGTTACAGGTGGCAACGGAGGACGAAGCGAAAACCCTTGTTGATAAAATCACCGATGCGCAAGTGAATGAGTTTGTCAAGGAGGTTCGCGCAGATGTGGACAAAGAGGTGTCCGAGAGCAACAAGACCTTTGAAGCGAACTTGAAAAAGAAGTTCAATTTCGTTGCCAAACAAACCGAACCCGGCGGCAAGGGCGGCAATGATGAACCTGACCCCAACGACATTTCCGCAGTTGTCAAAGCAGCGGTTGCCGAAGCGGTTAAGCCTTTCCAAGAAAAGTTGTCGGCTTATGATGCGGACAACATCGCAAAAGCAAGGCTTCAAGCATTGAACGAGAAGTTGAAAGGATGCAAGGATGAGAATTTCAAGGCGCAAACCCTGAAAGACTTTCAGCGCATGAACTTCAAGGACGATGCGGATTTCAACGAATACTTGACGGCAAAGGCGGCGGACATCGAAACCGCAAATCAGAACGTGGCAGACGACAAGTTGAACAACGCCGGGGGAAGCCCGCTTTTCTCACAGAAAGAAGAAAGTGGTATTTCCAAGGGTGTTGCCGATTACGTGGAAAGCCAAAAGCCCGGTAAAGACAATTTCACGGGCAAGGAAATTTAACTTTTAATTTTTCAAACGTATGTCATTAACGATTAAACGAAAGAAAGACAACCGCGTTGTGAAGTGCATTCTTCACCGCGTTGCCGACATTCCCGGTGGTGTAACGGTTTCCGTTGCCAATTTGGGCGGTTCGGCATTGTTTGAGGGTACACCCCTTGCCGTTGGCGATAATGGCTTGTATGTCGTATGTAAGACCGCGCAGATTGTAACGGCTGCAACCGCAACCGCGACAACCTATGAAGTTGCAAAGGGACACCACTTCAAGGTGGGCGACCGTTTCGCAACCGATGCTTGCAATGGTCAGCTTATCACGGCGATTGACAAGACCGACCCGGCAAAAGATGTTATCACCGTTGGCACAACGCTTGGCGCGGCTATCACCGCCGGAACGTGCGCATTTGAATCCAAGGGCGCGGACAAGACATTGAAGAACACCCCGGTTGCCATTGCGGGGTCAAACTATGATGTCGAGAATCCCGACAACTTGTTTGTGGATGCGTGGGTTATCGGTGTTGTACGTAAAGCCAATGCCCCGGTTGTGAACAATGCCATCCTTACGGCATTGAAAACCATCGCTTATGTTTAACCCTTAAAAGTAAACCAATATGCAGAAAACATTGATGGTTGGGTTGAATGAAAAGGACATGGAAGCCGTAATTCGTACTTACGACTTAAAGGACTATTATTATCCAACCCTTTTCCCACTGAAAGAAACGAACTTCTTAACGTGGAAGATGCTTGAAGCGCAATCCGGCTTGAAGATTGCCGCCGACCTTGTTGCAAGGGGTGCGACAATTCCAAGAAAGACCCGTGAAGCGATTTCAAGAATCCAAGGTGATATTCCCAAAATCACCATTTCGCGTGAAAAGAACGAAGATGAATTGACCGAATACGACATTATGGTTGCAATGTCGAGCAACAACCCCGACTTGAAAGCACTTGTCGAATTTTGGGCGGAAGATACCAAGTTTTGTTGGGATGGCGTTGCAGCCCGTGCCGAATGGATTGCATTGCGCCAAATTTCGCTTGGAAAGGTCAAGTTCACCAATTCCAACAACGCGGCAGTCGTAACGGAATACGATGTTGATTACATGATTCCGGCAGAGCAGAAAATCGGTGTCGCAACGGCATACGATTCCGGCACTTCTGCAAAGCCTTTGACCAAGGACATTCCCGCCGCCTTGAAGTTGGGCAGAAAGTTGTATGGCGCAAAGTACAAGTTCGCCTTTATGAATGTAGATACCTTTGAAAAACTTGCTTCACAAGAAGAAGTTTGGAAGAAGTGTTCTTCTTACATTCAGAATGCGACAGGTACGCAGGATGCGCCCGACCTTGCGACCGTGAACGCATATCTTGCCAAGAAGAATGAATTGTACCGTGGCTTGCAGATTATCGTGATTGACCAAGACATTACGATTGAACTTGCCGATGGTTCGCGTATCACCTCAAACCCGTTTGAGGATGATGTGATTCTTTTCTCCGAAAGCAAGGTACTTGGCAACACCTATTGGAAAAAGCCGATTGATGCCAAGAAGATGCCCGGCAGCGTAGCCGAAAAGGTTATGCACGGACATACCCTTGTCAAGAAGTATTCCAATGAATCGCCCGTTCAGGAAGTAACCGAGGGAATTGCAAACCTTTTCCCCGCTTGGAATCTTGCCGGGCGGTCGGTACTCATGCAGACCAACGCAACATCTTGGAATAAGAACTAAACGACCGATGGGGCGTGAAATATCGCCCCAAAGGTCTTTTGCAAGAAGTAGGACGAAATGACAAACAAAGAATACATTACCAAATCATTGAATGGACTTAACATTTCGGATGATGATATTGATATTATCATGTTGAAAGGTTCGGTCGATGCAGACGCGCCCGCCGATGCGAATGCTTGCGATATGGCAGTTTATCACAGAATGTCGGCGGTGATTAAGGGCATGACACAAAACGTGTCCGAGGGTGGATATTCTATTTCATGGAATATGGAAGCCGTAAAATTGTTTTATGCGGCATTGTGCAATGAATTGGGTGTTGAAAACGTGCTTGTCAATCGCCCCAAAGTCCGCGACCGTTCAAATTTTTGGTGATTATGGCATTTGTGAAGCAATATCCACATTTCCTTTTCATTGAGGAATCAACCGAAAGCATCCAAGATGCGGATGGTAATTGGACGGAATGCACGGTGTCGCGCAAGTTCTTGTCCATGTGTCGTGAGGAATCGGACGGCAGGGGTACGGAATTTCAGGTTGCCGGGGGTGAATACCACAAGGCAACATCCGTTATCCAATGCCCAAAGAATTGCCCAAGGGTAAACAAAGGCGCAAGGGTGTTGATTGCAAACGACCCCGAATGTGCGGATGTCCGCATTGAGGGAATTTGCTTGAACTTTGACCCGGCACAACTTCATTCAAGGTTATGGGTATAAAGGCGAATTTCACGAAAGATGATGTCAAGGCGCGTTTCGATGCGTTTCTTGATGAAATCCAAAGGAAGCAGATTGCGAGGTTGCAAAGGCTTGGCGAAATGTGCTTGATTGAAGCCCGGACGAATAAGGGTTATATGATGCAGACAGGCGCATTGCTTTCTTCAACGGGTTATTCCGTTTTTGTTGATGGTGTCGCCGCACATACCCAATTTGATGCCGCAAGCGGCGCACAAAGCGAAGCAGCCGCAAAAGGTGTCAAGACAGGACAAACCATTGCCGACCAAATAGGCAAGGAAACAAAGGGCGTTGCCCTTGTGGTTGTCGCCGGAATGAATTATGCCGCCTATGTCGAAGCAAAGGGAAAAAACGTGCTAACAAGCGCGGAACATCTTGCAGAACGGGAATTGCCCCGGATGTTGGAAAAGTTGATTAGTAACATTAAACGTGCAGCAGAATGAAAACCCCATTTGATACCGATGCAATCTTGTTTGGCTTGCTTGATGGCAAAACATCAATCAAGGGTGGTTGTTATGTCGGGGATGACAGACCCGAAGATTCAACCGATGAAGATATTGTTGTGAACACAATTGATTTGCCGCAAGACAGCTTGCCGCAAATAGGCACTTCAAACATCAACATCTATACCAAGGACACAAGCAAGAAAATCAAAGGTAAGATGCAGGTTTCAGCCAACCGCACGAGATTGAAAGCCTTGGCAGATGAAGCCACGGCGATAGTGAGAAACGCGAATATCAAAGGGTTAAAAGCCATTGTCGGCAACATGGTAATCATGAACGAGCCGACAACCAAACAACACTTTGCAAACATTCGCATTGATTGGAACATTCAAATTGATTAAATCATGGAAAAAAACAAAAGAACATCCCTTATTACACTTGGACTTTCTGAAATCCAAGTTGGTGCAGCATCCAAAGAGGGAACAATGCCAACCGCATTGAACAAGATTGGCAAGACTTACAAGGACACTTGCAAGATTGCCCAAGATTCCGCCGATGTAACGGAGCATTACGAAGAGGGTATGGCAGCCCCCGAAGTGCGCAAGAAGTCGCGCAAGATTCCCCGTTTGACATTCTCCATTATGGATGCCAATGTGCAAGACTTGGTGGATTATGTCGGCGGTGAGAATATCGGCTCGGAAACCGAACCTAAATGGGGCTATGACGGCAACGAAGTTGTTGCGAACAAGGCAATCTATGTCAAGACCGAACAGGGCTTGGATTTCGAGATTCCTAACGGCGACATTGAAGCGGTTATCAACGCGGATATGTCGGCAAAGGGAATTTTCCTTGTTGATTTCACCGTTACCCCTATGGCAGTAGATGCCGGAAAAGCGTTGCGCGGTATTCCTAAGAAAACCACCGCTTAATCGGGGCAAGTCAGAAACCCGAAGCCCCGGAAACAACTATTCCGGGGCTTTATTTTATTAAAAGGATATGAACGAAGAAAAGAAATTTGAACAAGAACGCAAGGAATTAAACACCTTGATAAACAAAGGCGTTTCGTTTGAAGTCAAGGACATTGAATTTGAAACCCACAAGCGATTCTTTGGATTGGTGAAGAAGCGAACCCTAAAAGAGATGAAGCGCACGTTCACAATCGAGGAAGTAACACTTGCGACCCTTGACCGCCTTTCATCTGAATGGATAGAAATTGCCATTGATGATAATACGATGAAGTCCAATGACGGAATGAAAATCGCCCGTGGACTTGCCAAAGAACACGCGGTGCGTTGCGCAAGAATCATTGCCATTGCCGTTTTGGGTGAAAATCGGTTGATTCCTTGCCCTTGCAAGGGCGGAACACGTTGGGTTGAGGATGTGAAAGCCCTTGACGAATTGACGGCGTTATTTGCAAGGAGAATCAAGCCATCAAGATTGTACCAACTTTGTGTCCTTGTCAATGCGATGTGTAACCTTGGGGATTTTTTGAACTCTATTCGATTGATGTTGCCGGAAAGAACCACAATGCCGAATCGGATAGAGGAAAACAACGAGGTCTAAATAGTCCACACGGGCGGCGTGGCGCGATATGTGAACATTTCGGATGGACTTATGACTACCTTTTACACGGCATTGCATGGTCAATCGTTCAACGCATGATGATTGATGCACCAAGTTACGACTTTGAGGATAAGCCGGATGTGCAGGAAATCAAATTGACGGAGGACAACAACGAACAGATTATGAACTTTGTAAACTCAATGATGTAATGGCAGAAATTGACGGCGGGGCATTATCATTCAAATCAATAATGGATAATGACCAACTAAACGGAGCGATTGAAGAAACCTTGCGGCGCGTACAAGGTTTTTCCGATGCCGTTGTTGGGTCAGGTGATGCGATGGATTCAACCACAAAAGAAATGGTTGAATGTATCGAGATACAAAAAAAAGTCATTCAGGATTTGGAAACCACCGTTTCCGAACTGAATGCCCGTATTGATTCAATCGAACCGGGGGACGCGCAAAATGTGCTGATTGAACAAGCGAATGCCGCAAGAAAAGAACTTGACGAAGAAAGAAAAGGCTTGGCGGCGTTGGAAAGCCAATTGAACACCATGCAACAAGCCAATGCGGGTGCGGCGATGTCCTTTGAACAAGTCCGTTCCACGCTTGGCGAAATCGGTGCGGCTTGTGAGATACACGAAAAGACACTTGCAAGCCTTGAAGCGGAATATGACAGATTGGGCGCGGAAATGGGCAAAGCCTATATGTCCGGGCGTGATGATGAATATATTGCCTTGAAGCAGCGACAAACCGCGATTCAAGGTGAAATCCGTGTTCGCAAGTCATTGTTGAATGAGTTGCGCGACCAATCGAATGCCCTTGAAGAAGTGGCAACCAAGATTGAAACGGAACGTGCCAATGTTGAAAAGGCGGCAAATGCCCATACTTCTTTGCGCTCAAAAATCCGTGAGGTCAAGGAAGAAATGGCAAACTTACGTGCCAACGGCATTGATGAAAATTCGGCAGCTTACAAAAACCTTGTCAATGAGTTGGGACGCTTGCAAGACATTCAAGGCGATATTCAGGCGCAAGGCTCTATCATGGCGAATGATGAAAACCAATTCGCGGGTATGTTGTCCGGCTTGCAAGGTGTTGTCGGCGGATTCACAGCCGCCCAAGGTGCGGTTGCCCTATTCGGTGCGGAGAATGAAGAATTACAGCGTATAATGTTGAAAGTGCAATCCCTTATGTCTATAACGATGGGATTGCAACAAGTGGCGCAAACCTTGAACAAGGATTCCGCTTTTTCGCTTGTTACGTTGAACAAGGCAAAAGAATGGTGGAACAACCTTTTGGATGTCGGGCGTGGAAAGCAGATTGCAGACACGGCGGCAATGGAAGCCAACACGGTTGCCCAAGCGACCAACACAGCATCAAAGACAGCCGGAGCAACGGCAGAAACCGCAAAGGCGGCGGCACAAACGGCAGGAACGGCAGCAGCCGAAGCGAACACGGTTGCCCAAGGCGTGAACACGGCGGCAACTGGAGCGCAGACCGTGGCGGCAACCGCCGGAACAGCCGCAAATATCGGTCTTGCGGGAGCATTCCGAATGGTGGGCGCGGCGATTAAGTCCATCCCCGTATTCGGTTGGATTCTTGCGGGCATATCCGCATTGATAGCCCTTGTTTCCCACTTTGTCGGCAAGGCTAACGAAGCAAAGAAAGCACAAGAAGAATGGTATAAATCCGTTGCGGAAAACGTGTATAAGCCCGTTGCGGCGATTGAAGAATTGTCCGTGAAGTGGAATCAGCTTGGGGACAACTTGGAAGCCAAGAAAAGATTTATCGAAGCCAACAAAAAGGCTTTCGATGATTTGGGCGTGTCCATCAATGATGTACGGGATGCCGAAAACCTTTTGAGCGACCCGGCGCAAGTTCAAAAGTTCGTAAACGCCCAAATCAAAAAGGCAGAAGCCATGATTTACGTTCAACAGGCACAAGAAAAGGTGAAAACCTTGATGGAGCAAGAACAAAAATACAAGAATATGTCCGATACAAGAAGTATGTGGGTGCAGACTTCAAATTTCGGCACGGGGTATTATGTGCAAGTTCGCAACAAGGAAAAAGATGAATTGAAAGTTGCCAATGAAGCATTGCGCAAGGAGATTGAACAAGGATTCAAAAATGCGGCAGCGGCGGAAACCGCCGGGGCAACAATTCTTAAAAATGCCGGAATTGATGGGGCGAACACGTACAAAGACGGAACTTTGGGAGCAATCCAAGAAGCCATCCGCACAAAGCAAGAAGCCTTGAACACCCTTACCAACAACGATGACTATAAAAAAGCCATGAAAGAAATTGAAGATTTGCAGAAGCAAGCCGACAAAATCACCGGGGCAAAGAGAACAACCGGGGGTGGCGGTCGAAGTGGTGGCGGCAAATCGAGTACCCAAGACCCATTCTTGGAAAAATTGGCAAAATACAAGTCCGAATATACCCGGTTTATGAAATGGATAAATTCGGGTGATGAAGTGTTGGTAAAAGCCGCCAATCAAGAGTTTGGAAAGTTGCTTCAAGAGGGCGCAACATATATTGAGTATCTGAAAAACCAACGGGACACCATCTTGCAAGTTGATGTCGCCAACCGCACAAAGGCGCAAAACAAGCAGTTGCGCCAACTCAACGATGCCATTGCCGAGGAAACCAAAAACACGGTATTGGAAGCATTCAACAATGAGTTGTCCGAACAATTGACCAACGCGAAATCAATCCTTGAAATGCTGAATATCATTGAGAAGAAGCGCAAGGAGTTGTCCGGCGATGGCACGGAATTGGACAATGCCAAGAAAGAAACCTTGGACACCGCTGAAAAGGATGCCCAAACCAAGCTGAAAGAAGAAACGGAATCTTTGCTTGAAGAATATGCGTCCTACATGGAGAAAAGGCGGCGCATTGATGAACAATACAATGCCGACATTGCCTTGCTTAATCAAAGACGCGCACAAGCCCAATCGGATTCAGAACGTGCCGAAATAGATGCGGCGATAAGAAACCGAACACGCAAGTATGAAACCGACACCAAGGGTTCGGGAAACACCGATTATGATGCGATGTTGGCGGATTATGGCACGTTTGAGCAGCGCAAGCAAGCAATCATTGATTCTTATGCCGAAAAGCGCAGAATCGCGGAAGAAATGGGCAATCAAGATATGATTGATGCACTTGACAAGGCACAACAACAAGCCTTGTCAAAGTTTGCCCTTGACCAAATGAAGATGTCCCCGGATTGGGAACTGATGTTTGGCGACCTTGACGGAATCACCACCAAGAAACTTGAAGAATTGATTGCAAAAATCAATGGTCTTGATGGTGCGTATCTTGGCATTGAGTTTGACCCGAAAGACCTTGAAACCCTGAAAAAGAAAATAGAGGAAATGAAAGATGAAATCCAAGAACGCAATCCGTTCAAGGCTTTAATTTCCTCAATCAAGGACTATTCAAAGGCGGCAGACAGCGAGAGCAAGAAAAAGGCTTTATCCAATATGTTTGAGAGCGCAACCGGGGCGATTGACCTTGTGAAAGGCTCACTTGATGCGGTTGTGTCCGGCATGGACAAAATGGGTATTGCGATGGATGAAAACACGCAAGCGATATTGGGTGATATTGGTGGAATCCTTGACGGTGCAAGTCAGATTTCCCAAGGTATTGCAACGGGCAACCCTTTGTCCGTCATTCAAGGCTCTATCGGCTTGCTTTCATCCGCATTTGACTTGTTCAATTCCCGCGACCGCAAGGCAGAAAAGCAAATCAAGAAGCATCAAAAGGCTATCAAAGACCTTGAAAACGCATACAAGCAACTTGAATGGCAGATTGACAAGGCTTTGGGTGATGATGTGTACGAGGGACAAATGCAAGCCATTCACAACATGGAAGCACAACGCCAACACTTGCAACAAATGTGGGAAGCCGAGGAAAGCAAGAAGAAAACCGACCATGACAGGGTAAAGGATATCAAGGAACAATATGCGGATTTGGGACGGCAAATTGAAGATATGTATGATTCCATTTCCAAGGACATATTGCAGACAGATGCAAAGGATTTTGCCGGGTCATTGGGCGATTCCCTTGTTGAAGCATTCAAAAAGGGTGAAGATGCTTCAAAGGCATTTGAAACAACCGTGAATGAAGTATTGCAAAATGCAGTCGTGAACCAATTGAAAAAACGATTCCTTGAACAACAATTGCAAGGTGCGCTTGACCAATTGGAATCCAACATGGGATATTGGAATGGTGATGATTTCGTGTTTGACGGTCTTACGGATGCCGAGATTGAAGCATTCAAAAGAAAGGTGCAAGCAGCCGCCAACAACTACAATCAAGCCTTGGGCATTTATTCTGACTTGTTCAAAGACATAACGGGCGATGAGGATGCCGACACATCTTTAACGGGAGCGGTCAAAGGTGTAACCGAGGAAACCGCAAGCATTGTTGCCGGACAAATGAATGCAATCCGTATCAACCAACTTGAAGCAACGGCGGTATTGCGGCAATCCTTGCAGCAATTGAACATGATTGCGGCAAATACCCAATACAACCGATATTTGGTGAAGATTGACCGTATCATTTCATTGTTGGAGAAATCCGGCGATTCGTTACGTTCACAAGGTCTGTCTTAAAGAGTATCACTATAAAACGAAATAAAATGAATCTATCAAAAGAACTTGCAGCCCGCGCCCGCAAGAATGGCATTTGCCAAGAATGGCACGACAAATTGTTGTCCCTGAATGATAAGGATGCAATGTGTGAAATGTATTTGCGCGGCATTGATTTTTGCATTTCCAACAATTACCCCGGCAATGACTTCATAAGAAGCCATTTTAAGGGTGTTATGGAGAAACACGGGGTTTTCCTTGATGATGCCGTGAAAGTCGAAAATAAGCCCAAATGCGTGTGTTTGGGGGCTTGTTCCGGGCGGTTTGATGCAAACGGATTCAATGCGTGTGAAATCTTTGTGAAAGATGATTCGGAAATTACAATCGTGGCAAAGGATAATTCCTTTGTCATGGTTGATGTATTCGATAATGCAACGGTATTGATTCATGCACACGACCGGGCAAAGGTGTGTGTGAACCGATTTGGCGGCACGGTGCAGTATTGCGCCGATGGTGATTCAACAATAAAGATTCGAGAAAAGAACAAAAAAACTTATTGATTATGGATGCAAACAACATACTTTTCCAAATGCCCTTTGATGAAAGCGATGGGGCAACAATTGCGTATGATTACAGCCAAAACCGTGCGGATGGCGTTGTGAATGGGGCGCATTTCGTGCAGGGCAAGAACGGCAATGCCATTTCGTTTTCCGGCAATGACACGTGCGAGGTTTCCAAGCGTGTGTTGCCCAACATGAATGTTGAATTTTCAATGCTTGCTTGGGTGCAAGGGCGGCAAGCCGAATGCGGTTCACCGTCCAAAATGATTTGGAACTTGAACTTTGCCGGGATGAACAACTATGTCGAAGTTACCATTGAAGCAAAGCCCGGTTCTTGGTTTTCGCTTGCGATAACAAGGCGCGGCAGCGCATATAACTTCTATGTCAATTCATCATTGATTAAGACAATCAACAATTCCGGCACACTGCAAGGCGTATCCCTCAATCAAGACTATTACGGCGGTGATTATGGCTTTGGCTTGCTTGATGATGTCAAGATTTACAACGTGGCATTGACACAAGCCGACCTTATCAATGAAATATCCAATTCCAAACAACAAGCGTACTTGTTGGATGGTGTGGACTTCAAAACCTTTGGCGTTTACGTGTCCGGCTCTGATGGTATCTTGAACCGTCCGAAGCTGAAAGCCCCGGCAAGTCTTTCTTGGGACAATTACCATGGCGAAAGCGTGGACTTGATGCACAAGTTCTATGAATCCCGCGAAATCACGTTGTCTTGTTTTGTCAAGGCAGAATCCAAGATGGATTTCATCAAACGTGTTTCGGAATTTGAAGCACAATTTGACAAGAAAGGAACAAACCGCCTTGTTATTGATGTCCACCCTATTAAACCTTTGATTTATGAGGTCTATTGCAAGGATGCAATCGAAATCACAAAGGAATGGTCGGATGAACTGATGGTTGGCACATTCAAGTTGAAGTTGATTGAACCCGAACCCGTGAAGCGTGTTTTGAAGCATATCCGCATATCTGATGCGACAAGGACTTGCACAATCACTTTGACAACAAACAAACTTGTAAACGTGTATTGGGGTGATGGTGAGGTGGATTATGACATTTCCGGCGACAAAAAGACAATCACGCACAATTACACACAGAACGGCGACTTTTTCCCGGTGATAACCGGGTGTATCGAGGAAATAACGGACTTTAACACAAATGCAATTGTAGTATGGGAACGAATTTAATCATTCGGAAAGCGGATGGAAGCCTTGTGCCTATTCAGAACAGGCGCACGGCAACCCGCGTAACATCCGGCAAGCAGAATTGGGCATTGAATGCGGAAGATACCTTGAATATCACCGTTGAATCGCCCTTTCCCCAAAAATACAGCATTGGGGATGTTATCACCGTGTTTGGGCGCGACTACAAGTTGAATCGTTTGCCCAAGGTGAAGCGAACCGGGATGCACGAATTTTCCTATGACTTGGAATTTGAGGGCATACAATATGACTTGTTGCGTGTTACATACGACTTGACCATTGACACGACCAACAACCAATTGCAGGATGTGCAAGGTGATTCCCTGACAGGCGATTTGCACCGTTTTATGGTGGTGTTGATTGCGAATGCAAATCGTGTGTTCCCCGGCAAGTGGGTTTTGGGGTCTTGCCCTGAAACAATCGGCGACAAGACATTGACATTTGGAGAATCCGACAATTGTTTGTCGGTTCTTCAAAATCTTTGTGGTGCATCAAACTTCAATGTGGAATTTGAGATTGAAACGGCAAACGACATTCACACAATCAATCTGAAAGAGCGTGTCGGGCAAACCTTGCCTTATACTTTCATGTACGGCAAGGGAAATGGCTTGTATTCCTTGAATCGCGACAATGTTTCATCCTCAAACATTGTTACCCGGTTGAAAGTGTACGGCAGCACGGAAAACATAACAATGAAGTATCGTGCCGACCGACTTTGTTTGCCCGGCAAGAACAAGGCGCAATCATACATTGAGAAGCCCGAAGCCATGGCGAAATATGGTGTCTTTGAAGCCCGAAAGAACTTTGACAATATCAAGCCCACATACACGGGCGTTGTTAGTGCCGTTGTTACCGAGAATGTGCTTAAATTCAAAGATAAGGATTTTCCATTTGACTTGAACGCAAAGGAAGCGGACGGAGTAACAACAAAATATCTTATTGTCGGGGTAGATGCAAAGATTCACTTCAATACGGGTAACCTTGCCGGGTATGATTTCACGGTGAACAAGTACGACCATGCGACACGCACTTTCACGTTGAACAAATTAACCGATGATAGGGGCGATGTGTTCCCATCTGAAACATCCGTGGCATTCCAATTCGGTGTTGGTGATGAATACAAGATTACCGATATTGCCTATTCGGAAGATATAGAGCAAGCAGCCGAAAACAAGTTGGCGGAGGAAGCAAACAAGTATTATGACCAAAACAGCCAACCAAAGGTTCAATATGGATTGACCGTTACAAAGGAGTGGTTGAAATCCCTTGTCGATGCAACGGATGATAAGATTGTGAACGTGTTTGCCCCTGGTGATTATTTGCACGTTGTGGATGATGATATTGATGTGGACAAGTCGGTTCGTATCAAGTCATTCACACGCAACATCCTTGACCCTTACGATTATACCCTGACCATTTCGGACATTACCACCAACACGCAAATCATTAACCGTGTGATTTCTGATTTGGTGGACATTGACAAGGTGTTGAACATCAACAACCTAAAAGACCCGACAAGGGCGCGGGCAAATTGGCGGTCAAGTCGTGAAGTGTTGGACATGGTGTTTGACCCGGAGGGCGACTATTACACCGACAAAATCAAGCCAAATTCGATTGATACCCTTGCATTGTCTGTTGGGGCAAAATCAATGCAATTCGGTTTGACCAATACCGTGTTTCAGCCCAACTATAACGGCAATAAGAATGTCGTGAAGTGGCAAGGCGGTGTCTTGACCCATTACACCATCAATGAAGAAACGGCGGTGTCTTGGGTTCTTGCTGATGGGCAAATGACACTTTCCAAGGATTCCGATGCTTACTACATATATGCCAAATGTGCAAAGAGTGGGCAAGCCGGAACAATCGTGTTCACCAAAGAGCAACACAAGGTGAATGAGGATGCCAACTATTATTATTTTTGGATTGGTGTTCTTAATTCGGTGGATGTTGAATTGAAAGCCCGTTCCATTGCCTTGACCTATGGTTTCACGATGGTAAACGGTCGTTTCATTAAGACCGGGCGCATTGAATCAGCGGACGGCACGACATACTTTGATTTAGACAATTCCGAAATCGGCGGGCGCATTGTGTTCACCTCAAATGGGCAGGAAAAGACACTTGAAGAATTGGGAAATGAAGCCCTTGAAAGCAAGGATTTCATCAATAACACATTGCCCGGCATTTTGTCCGAAATCCAATCACAACTTGACGGACAGATTGAACAATGGTTTGATACCTACAATCCAACCTTGAACAATGCCCCGGCAAATCAATGGACAACAACCGCCGACAAGGAAATTCACTTGGGCGATTTGTTCTATAACACCGACACGGGCAAGGTGTTCCGCTTCATCAAGAACGGTAATGTCTATTCATGGCAGGAATTGCAGGATTCCGAAGTTGCGCAAGCCTTGGCGATTGCAAATGATGCCCTGAAACTTGCCGGAACAAAGCGGCGCATTTTCACTTCAACCCCTTACACCCCCTATGAAGTGGGCGATTTATGGGTTCAGGGCGCAAGCGGTGATATTATGCGATGCAAAACCGCACGTGCATCCGGGGCATATTCATCCGGCGATTGGGAAAAGGCTTCAAAGTACACCGACAACACGGCATTCAACAACTTTGTCAATACCACGTACACAAATGCCATTAACGATTTGACAAACCAAATTGACGGCAAGATTGAAACATGGTTTCAGACAACCGACCCGGCAACATCATGGACAACAACGGCATTGAAAAAAGCGCACGTTGGCGATATGTGGTTTAGAACTGACAAGAACACGTTGTGGAGATATTCAGGTTCTTACACATGGCAGCAGTTACAAGACCAAAAGGCGATTGATGCCTATAATGCCGCAAGCAAGGCACAAGACACGGCAGACGGCAAAAGACGGGTGTTTGTATCAACACCGAAACCGCCTTATGATATTGGCGATTTGTGGGTTGATGGAAAGGACTTGCGCCGTTGTATCACCAAGAGAACAACCGGGTCATATATCGCAAATGATTGGGTTGTTGCCGTGAATTATGACAACACCAAGACAACCATTGATGGCGGAATTGTAACATCCGGCACAATCCAAGTTGCGGGCGACAACAAAAGCATCCTTGCGGGTATCACGGGACAAGGCACGGCGGCAAGTTCAATCCGCTTTTGGGCTGGTGCATCCTTTGAAAACCGGGCAACCGCCCCTTATAGAGTTATGCAAGACGGTTCGGTTGTTATGACCAAAGCGACCGTTGAGGGCGTAATAAATGCGATTTCCGGCTACATTGGCGGCTTCAAGATACAACAAGGACAAATCGGATATGGTTCTTCATCCGAACAGGATTCAACAAAAGGTCTTGCATTGTTGCGTGATTTCATCCGCTTTAACAATGGAGAGCAAAGGGTTTTGTTGGGTTGCCTTAATTCCTTGGGGTATCCTTTTAACGGGCTGATGGAACTTACCGGGAATATGGGGACAACGCTTGAATTGCACCACAAATTTGCAAGCACAAGCGATGAATCCCTTGAACATTGGTATCGCCCGAAAGCCCTTGCGGTGTTCGGCAATCAATACAATCTTGGCAAGGTTGCCATGTTTGAAAAAGGGTATATCGGGCAGGCGTACACAGATATTATTCAAATAAATATCGGTGTTACGCACAAATTTCTTTTCACAAGCACGGGAACATCAACATATCTTGGTATCAATTTACCGACCAAAGCCCAAGTTGATGCGATAACGGGAAATGTACCCGTGCAATTCGACATTGAAGTTGTGTGCGACCGCACGATGCCCAACAAGATACGATTAAAATCCCAAAGTGGTGCATACATCTATGACAACAACGGCAGCATCATCAAGAATGGTGTCGATATGGCAAAAGGCGATGTTATACGATTAAGATATTACAATGGCGGTTGGAATAGATTGTTTCATCATCAATAATATGACAATATGGCAAAAATTCTTTTAGCACGATATTTCGGTAAAGATGAACCGATTGATGTGCGGTTAGTAGATACAAAGCAAGGCGAATACCTTACGGAATTAAGGGAATCCGGGTTTCTTGATTTCGCACCGTGTGAACCACCAACGGAGCAACCGGGAAAATCCGTTGTTGAATCATACAACATCATTGGCGGCAAGTTGGTACAATCTTGGAATGTGCAGGATTTGCCCGAAAATGATGCCGTGTAAGGTCAAGTTATGCTTTACTTATGCAACTTTATGTTTTATAGTAATACATTGTGGTAATTTTGCAAACGAATTAAAATTTCAGAAAATGGACAAAACAAGGTCGGGCGAATTTGTGTCGCCCCAAATCGGCAAAATGGGCATTATTGACGGTTTGAACAATGGTGATTTCACCTTGCCGGACGGTCAAGTGTTCAATATCAAGAATGATGGCGTGCAGCCCGTGAAATTATCGGTGCAGCTTGCCGGAATGAGTGATGGCGATTTCATCGAAACGCAATTTGATTGCGGTTGGAATCCCGAAATAATTAAGGCGGTGAAGCAAACTTCATTGTCGGGTATCAACTTAAAATGGGGTTACTAATATGGGACTTTTAATTGGCGTTGGCGGCACAAAGCCGTCTTTCCCTTACGATTATTATTATGGCATTGAGTGGGACATTACCGTGTCCAACAAGAAGCCAACGAGAATCGGCAAAATGGAACTTCACCAATCTTTGCCGCTTCAAAGCATGATGCGCCGTTGCATCCTCAAAGATGATGGCACGGTGAATTATTACTTGCACGCAAACGATTCAACCAAGCGCGACAATGGAGCGGCGGCAGACCTGACGGGCGCACATGGTCAATATATGGTTGAAGTGCCGGATATGTATGTGCGTTTTGAAATGGACGGCAACAAATGCCGACACTTGCAATCCACACAGCCTTTGCCCGGCTTCAAAAAGTGGCGCAAGGACTATATTTCGGCGGTTGAAGCAACCGTTCACAGACCGACAAACACCCTTTGCGCGGTTGTGAACAATACGGCGGATTATCGCGGTGGCGGCAATCAAGCCGATTGGGATGCGTTGAGCAAAACACAACTTGGAAAGCCCGCAACAAACATCAACTTAAACAATTTCCGTGCGTATGCCCGCAAACGCGGTTCAACCGAATGGAATTGCAACTTGTACCAAACCCACAAGAAATTGTGGTGGTTGTTCGCCGTTGAATACTGCAACTTTGATTCACAAGACGGATTCAATGCCGAATTGACGGAAGAAGGGTTTAGACAAGGCGGATTGAGTGCAGGTGTAACCACCTTGAACGGCACGAAATGGTCTAACTTCTGCGGCTATTATCCCGTAATTCCTTGCGGCACGACAAACAGCCTTGGAAACCACACGGGCGTTGTTGAATACACCATGCCGGATGAATACGACCCCGGTGTTGTGGTGAAAGTCAATGTCCCGTCTTATCGAGGTGTTGAAAATCCATTTGGGCATATTTGGAAGTGGACGGATGGTTGCAAGTGCTTGATTCAGTCAGAAACCAACGGCGGCTTGTCGGAATTTTATGTTTGCGATGACCCGGCGGCATTCACAAGTTCAGGCGTTGCGAACTATACCTTGCGCGGCAACTTGCCACGAAAAGAGGGCTATGTGAAACAATTTATTCTTGGCGAGGATGGCGAGATTATGCCCCTTGAAGTAGGTGCAGGAAGTACAACGTATTTTTGCGATTACTTCTATACCAACATCCCGACAAGTGGAGTTTCGGAACGTGGCGTTTTGTTCGGCGGTGCTGCGAATCATGGTGCGTATGCGGGGTTCGTGTATGCGAATACGACTGCTACGGCTACGTCTGCGGGTGCGAATGTCGGTTCTCGGCTTTGCTTTTATCCCCAAATCGAACAAATCGAAGAAGCGGCGTAAAATGGTGGCTTGATGTCTTGAAAGAAACAAAATAAAAGGTTGTCTGATGTCGTGGCGTTTTGTTCAGCGGTAATGCGAATAATGGTGCGAATGCAGGGTTCGTGTATGCGAATACGAATAATACGGCTACGAATGCGAATGCGAATATCGGTTCTCAGCTATGCTTGTAAAAAATATAGTTGCATATCGGAAACCTTGCCACAAAAACAACCCAACCGGGGTTGAATGAGTTGGAGCAATCCAACGGCAAAAAATAGACTAAGTAAAACGGTTTTGGTAGGGGCAACCCGAAGAATCCTAATATACAAGCAAACTTGAAGTAATGAAAAGAGTTGGCAACATATTTGAAAAGGTGATTTCCCTTGAAAATTTACGCCTTGCAGACGAAAAGGCGCGAAAGGGGAAGTTGCATTCTTATGGTGTGCAGCTTCACGACAAAAACCGTGAAGCCAACTTGTTGGCATTGCATGAGAGTTTGAAAAACGGCACTTTCAAGACTTCAAAATATCATGTTTTCAAAATTTATGAGCCAAAGGAACGTGAAATTTTCCGCTTGCCGTATTATCCCGACCGCATTTTGCATCATGCGATAATGAATATACTTGAACCCATTTGGGTGTCGGTGTTCAACAAGAACACGTATTCATGTATCAAAAACCGGGGAATCCATGCGTGTGCCAAGGATGTGAAACATACCTTGAAGAAAGACCCGGACGGGACACGGTATTGTCTGAAAATTGATGTCCGAAAGTTTTATCCGTCTATCGACCACGAGATATTGAAAACGGTTGTCCGGCGGAAAATAAAAGATAGTCGCCTTTTGGCATTGCTTGATGAAATCATTGATTCCGTTCCAAGCGGTGTGCCAATCGGCAACTATCTTTCCCAATACTTTGCAAACCTATTCATGGCGTATTTTGACCATTGGTTGAAAGAAACCAATGGTGTAAAGTATTATTGGCGTTATGCCGATGATATTGTGATTCTTGCACCGAATAAAGATGTGTTGCATTCCTTATTGCATGAAATACGTGCATACTTGCGCGACAATCTGAAATTGAAAGTCAAACGCAATTACCAAGTCTTTCCCGTTGATTCTCGCGGGATTGATTTCTTGGGCTATGTCTTTTATCATTCCCACACGCTTTTGCGGAAATCAATCAAGCAGAAACTTTGCCGCCGGGTGGCGAAGTTGAACAAACGCAAGGTTGCGCCGACAAAAGAGCAATACAAGCAACAAATTTGTTCTTGGTGGGGATGGTGCAAGTATTGTGATTCAATTCATTTAATGAACAAACTTAAAAATTCATTTCCGTATGAAATTAAATTCAATCGAGCCAAACGCACATTATGACATGGTGCATGGCAAACCCGCCGTCTTGGAACATGACAATGACGGGTCAAGTATTTACCGATTCAACATTGCCCCCGAAATGGGCATTCCCGATGGTGGGGAATCGGAAGTTCAAATTGGTTGGAAGTGTTGCGAAATCCGCATTTGGAGCAAGCCGACAAAAGCCAGCTTGAAAAAGGCAATTATCCGTTCAGTCATTGACGAAACGGCAGAATTTGACCTTGTGAACAGCTACAACAAGCACGTTTTCGGCATCGCACCCAACGACAAGGCGGTTGCAGATTACAAGGAATACTTGCAGTTTACCGAAGATTTGGACGCGATGTTGCGAACTGATTTGTCTAACTAAACACAGGAAAGGACGATGGCAAGATTTTGTGAACTTGGAGTGGAAGCCGATGTAATAATTGGCAAGGGCATTGACATGGAAGAATTGTTCAATCGCCGCATTTTGATTGAGAAAACAATCATTCAGCCAACTAAATATCCGGGTAAAAATTCATCCGGCTTGCGAATGCAAATGCAAGTGGTTCTTGCAACTTTCAACCCGACACCTGACCAATCCGGGGATTATTACCAAAAGGATGCAAGCGGTGTCGCAATCGGTGAAAGGCATTCTTGTTTTACCGGGTCGGACATACTGATTTCCGCGATTCAGAAAGCGGAAAGCCAAATGCCCGCATTGAACAAAGCACGGCAAGAGAGGGGCGAACCTTTGTTGAGTGTTTATCCAATTGACACAACGATTGTCAAAGTCGGAAAGTGTTTTCAATTTACTTAAACATGGAAATGATGGAATACATCCCGGCTATCATTAGCGCAATAGGGACAATCCTTGTTGCGTGGTTTGCGTACAATCAGAAAACAAAGGACAAAATGACGGACTTAAAGATTGAGCAGATACGCACCAACAACGAAGTGAAGCAGCGGCGGCGGGCGGACAATTCCGCAATCGTGCATGGTGAACTTTGGGAAGCCTTGCATGAGTTACACGCCGATAGGGTCTATATCGTGCAGCCACACCCACTTGGCAATGAATCAATGATAAGTGTTTACTTTGAATCGAGGCGCAAGGGGGTTGAATCCATGAAACCCAAGATTCAGGATTTGAAAATGTCGGAAGTGGCGGTTTTTTGTTCGGACATGGCAAAGAATCTTTATATGTACTTTGACAACATAGACGAGCAAGTGAAAGACCGTTTCGCCAAATCGCTTCTTTCAGCTTGTGGCACAAGCAAGGTCGCAATTAAGAGATTGAGCGACAACAACCATGATTGGGTTGGGTCTGTCTTTTGCGAGTTCACGCACGATGTGGAAGTGAACGAAGATGAAGTTCGTTCCGTTCTTCACGAAGTTGCAATGAATATCCAATATCTTTTGCCCGAATATAAAAACTAAAAGAATATGGCAAATGTCGATAAATTATTGCCGTTTATCCTGAAATGGGAGGGCGGCTTTGCGAATGACCCGGCAGATGCGGGCGGCGCAACGAACAAAGGTGTAACAATAGCAACGTGGAAGCGATGCGGATATGACAAGGACGGGGACGGTGATGTTGATGTTGCAGACCTCAAATTGATTAGCAACGAAGATGTCCGCAACCATGTATTGAAACCCGCCTTTTGGGACAGGTGGAAAGCCGACAATATCCATTCGCAGAAAATCGCGAATATCCTTGTTGATTGGGTTTGGGGTTCGGGAAAACACGGCATTGTCATTCCTCAAAGGCTTTTGGGTGTCAATCCCGATGGCATTGTGGGGAACAAGACTTTGGCGGCGGTGAACTTTGCAGACCCTGACCAACTTTTCAATGTGATTTACAATGCACGTGTTAAGTTCCTTAAAGACATAACTGCGTCAAGTATTGCCGCATACGAAAGGAAGATTGGGCGCAAGGCAACCGAAAAAGAGTTGATGAAGCACACCAACAAGCGGTTCTTGAACGGTTGGTTGCGCCGTCTTGCGGACATTAAAAACATATAGTATATGAAAAGGTATATTGCAATGGTCGCCGTGTTCGCCTTGCTTGTGTCTTGCGGGACAACACGCAAGGTTCAAGAATCAAGGCAAACTTCATACGCTGATAGTAGGGCGGTGCATGAGGTTGAGAAAAAGGAGTTATCCAAGTTGGTTGATACAACCCGGCATGAGCATGGGAAAATCACAATCACGGAAATTGTGTTTGAAAGCCCCATTCCGCTTGATTCCTCAATGCGGAAACCTGATGTTTGCCCGGAAGCCAACAAGCCAACGACAAAAGCAACATTGGCAAATGTTGGTGAGTTTTCCGGGGTAAGGTCAATCAAACAAACCGTGATTGAATCGAATGTGGAAGAAAAGGGCGAAAGCCGGGAAACGGAAAAGTTAGAGCAATGCAAAAGCGAAGCAAATGCAATCCGTGAAGATTCCGACATTCAGATAAAGGAAGCCCCCGCGCCCGACCCGTACCGATGGCGATATGCTTTTTATGCTTCATTGCTATTTGTGGCGGTGTTGTTGTACTTGAAACGTGCGCCGATATTGAATTGGATTAAAAAGATTCTTGCCGGATTAAGGCGGATTTTCTAAAAAATGCAGTATCTTTGCACCCACATTGTTGCGAAAGCCACAATTCACGTTGTGGAACAATGTTTGAAGCCCGGTTCATCCGGGCTTCTTTGTTTTAAGAGTGGTTACTCTGAAAAGGGCATGAAAAAAGCCCCAAAAATGGGGCTTTCGTGTACAAAATCGTGTACTAATTTTGCAAATCCTTGATTTTCAAGGTTTATTGCGGAGAGAGAGGGATTCGAACCCCCGGTACCTCTCAGTACGCCGGTTTTCAAGACCGGTGCATTCGACCACTCTGCCATCTCTCCTT